AGAGGCATATTAAAAGATGTAATTGGTGGGACTTTTAGTTTCAAAGGCATATGTGCTTATGGTTCTTTAGTAGCATCTCTTACAGGTTCAAACAACCAATACGTCTCTATAGATTCAATTTATTTTGGAAGAGATGTTGTAGGAAATTATGATCCAACTAAATTTTCTGTTGGAAAATTAGCATTTTTGGGAATTCCTGTTCAGGCATGGGGAGCAGGAATTACAAATGCTGTTAACACCGATTCTTTAAGTCGTGGTGTTACGGGTGCTTTTAATTTTGCTAGAACATATTATTCACCAACTGATGATGATACTAGTTATAACTTTAATGCTGGAGCAAATACACTTACAGTTGGACCTGTAAGAAAAGGCGCTTTAATTGGGTATACTGGTGGTGTCGTTTCTGGAGCAGGAACAACGACTGGTATATTTTTAGATGCTAATGTTGCTGGAGCATTTGTTCTTAAAACACCAATAGGTATAAGAGGAATTTCTGGCAATTTTAACAAAAACGAAATTGCTTCAATTACACTCTTTGTAGATTCAGATGATGTTTGGGCATTTCCAGAAAATGTATATTTTGAACCAGATGAAAATTATTTATCATGTGGAGCAAATATACTTGGTCTTATGACATATAATGGTGGAGACACCTGGTTCGCAACAGTTTCTCATCGTGGACATAATATAGAAAATCCTGATAGACAATGTATACCTGGATTCCTATTTGGATCTTGTTGTTATAGAAATTCAGATGGAACATTAAAGTGTTTAGATTACACAGATCGAACTGTTTGTGATCGTTTATTTGGAACATTTACTCCAGCAGCATCGTGTGAACAAACATGCGGTTCTGATGATGGAATTTGTTGTGCTAATGGTAAGTGTATAGAAAATGTTTCTATTAATCTATGCCAAAAATTTGGTGGTCAATATTGGCCTGGCGTCACATGTGCTGATTATAACCCCGATGGATCAAATTATCCAACTGGTAATCTTTCTCCTGAACAATTAAAAGCACAAGGGAGATTCTGTTATGATGTTTGTAGTGATGTAAAAACTGTGTGTTGTAAGAATGGTCAATGTTTAGGAAATTATACAAGAGTTCAGTGTGAACTGATTCTTGGTGGTAGGTCATTGACTGCTGGAACTTGTGAAGAAGCAGACTGTTGTGAATATAATACTGTAAATGGTGCTTGCTGTTTATGCAGAACATCAAATACTGCTTGTATTCCAAATCTATCTCCATCTGAATGTAGAGCACAGGGTGGAGTGTTTATGGGTCCAGGAAAACAATGTAATGAAGTAAGTTGTGGTTGTGTTTGTGTAAATGAAGAAACTGGAGCATGTTGTCGTTCAGATGAACCTGGTTATTGCTGCCGACCATATACTATAAGTCCAGGAATTACTGGGTTCCGATGCTCTCCCGACACTTATGTAAATTGTACATATGGAGCAAATGACAGCACAATAGGAACATGGAAACCAACACTAGAAGAATGTAATGCTGTATGTGGAGATGGAAACTGCGATAATGGATTTGCTTGTTGTTGTTACACATTATCACAAGGAGATGGGCAAGTTTGTGCTAATTTAGAAAGTGCTGGTAGTTGCTATCCATCAGCTGAAGTTTGTGTAAATTCTAGCGGTGATGGTAGAATTTGCTTTGTCACAAGCGGATCTTCGTGTGTTCAAACATTCTGTTGGGATACAGGTCCAGGAAATACAGGCACAGATCCAGATACAGGTGGCGGTACAGATGGCGGTACAGATGGTGGTGGGGGAGATAGTGGTCCTTGCTCTGGTCTTGGTGGATGGGAATTATTCTGCTGCCAAAATCCACAACTTCCAATTTGTGGTGGAGGTGAAGGTGGTGGAGGAGGCGGTGGAGGAGGTGGTGATGATGAAGGAAGCACTGGTCCTGTTGGCGGTGAAACAGGGGGACCAATTATTATAATTGGTGGTGGTGGATTTGGTGGCGGATTTGGCGGTGGTGGTGGTTATACTGGACCAATTGCTGGAGGAGTTCTATAATGGGTTATTGCTGCGTAGTATTTGATGATGGCACTAGATATTGCTATTCCAGTTTAACTGAACAGCAATGCGTAAATTTTCCAAGAGGTGCTGGAACATATTATGAAACACAATCACAATGTTTAGTTGGTTGTAATTTACAACCCCCTGGCGGTGGTGCTGGTGGTGGCAATGGTGGGGGAGGAGCAGGAATTGAATGTTTTGATTTTGTTCCCAGATCTCAATGTACTGGAATATTTACACCAAATGTTCTATGTTCTAGCAATCCATGCGATAATGGTGGAGGTTCTGAATTTGGAATCTGTTGTAAAAATGGAACTTGCTTGACTTCGGCAACAACATCAGAACAATGTAGAGCAGATTGCGGAAATTGGTTATCAACATTTTCTTATTTTTTCACAAGTCAAAATGGTCAATATCTTAACGATAGAGTAACTTATCAATTTGGTTCTGATCCAAATGATTGTCAATTTTGTGCTTTAGGTAGACCATTCTTTGATTTCATCGATAGTGGTTCTTGCTGGCCTGTTCCTAGATTTAGAAGAGTATCTTTAAGTGATTTAAATTATAGTAATAATAACACACTTAATAATAAATGTTGTAATTATGTAAATCCAGACGGTAGTTATGCTTGTAGTGATTTATTATTTAATCAATTTGGTTTTGAACCCATTTTAACATCACAAACATCTAATACTCCAAGAGAAGGAGTATTAGAATTATTATCTTGTAATTTAACAGAAGCAGCAACTAATAGTATTTTTAATTTAGCAGAACAAGTAAATCTAGAATGGGTAGATTTGGGTTATAGTGCTCCAGTAAGAGTCGATTGTCCAGGATTATGTTGTAAATGTGTTGCTGGGCAAAGATTATGTATTGGCGCTGCTAGTGTTGGAAATCTGTGCGGTGAGACAGCAAGATTGTGTCCCGAAGGTTATGATTATGGAGTATTTGATTGTGATGGTACAGGACCAATAAGTGGTGGAGGAGAAGGGGGAATAGATCCAGGACCACCACCAGGAAATTTAGTTTGTTTAGATGATTATTGTAACACAAATCCATATTACGCATGTTCTGATTGCCCAACAACATCTCTTGTGGATTCTACCGTTAAATCAGTAAAAATGTACCTAAATAGTACAGATTTTGTTTGTGTTGATGTTGCTTGTGGCAGTTGCTCTGAGTACGAATTGTGTGAGGAATCGTAATGTCATCAGTTCAATTTAGATCTAGAATCAAACCAGCATTTAACTATTCAGACACCCTGAATGGATATGGTGTTTGTTGTGGACCCACTGGAGACAATAAAACCGTAAGATCCTTCACAGAATGTTTTAACGAAGGGGGTCATTACATTCCAATTCCTGATGGAAATGCTGAAAGTGTATCATGCCCAGATAGCGATACGCGCCTTGGTTGTTGCTGTGCTTGTTCATATGTAACTCCTGGTCAATTAAATCAAATTCCCACATTAGATGCGGAAACAGGAAATCCAATAGGTGCTCCATATTTAACATCTGGGATACAATCAAATGTTTCTCGCTGTGAATGTGAACGCAGAAATGGAAAATGGACAGAAGGACCATGCCCAACAAATTTAGATAACATTGAAGGATCCACTGGAAGTTGGAAGCATTTATGTGTTAAAGGCACAACAACAGATGTCCGAACTCCAAGATCTTGTTGTCATTTAGAATTTGATGACGATACAGGTTGGCCAATAGGAGTTGCTTGTGTTGACGTGTGTACCTCTTATGATTGTGCGTTATTAGGAACTGAAGCATATCCATCAATTTTTGGATCTACTCGTTGTTTTGTTCCTATTGTTAGTGGTGGTGAAGTAACATCGTGTTCAACACAATCAAATCTTTCATTTATGGCAACAAGATCTACAATATATGATGGATTTCAAATAGGGTCATGCTACACATTGGAAGACAATAATGGAACTTTAGAATACAATTGTACCATAACACCAAAGGAATTGTGTAATTCATACTGGGTTGCCGAACAAGATCAGACAAATCCATTGTGTACTTCAACATATCAACCAACAAATCCACAAAAAATTAATGGCAAATATCAAGTTCAAACTATGGGGTATACTGCGTTTAATGATATTGGATTAACTTTTGGTGATGAATATCAAGGTGGATTGTACATAGGAATATTTGAACCACCAATATTAAATGGAAAAAGCAGTGAGGTTTATGGAAATTTAAATTTTGGAACACCCACAACAACAACAATTAATGCGGATTCCGTTGGTGGAACTCATAAACGATGGGCAATCATCGCAGACAAATATATGTACGAAGTTCCATTTAATTTGTCAAGTGATAATGATATTGATTACAATACTTCGCTTTGGGATGGATATTATAATACATACGGAGATGGAATATTCAATGGCATACAAAATGCGTTGACAAATACAATACGATATACTGATAGAAAAGGATTTATAGATTACTATATTCCATCAATTTATGAATTATATTTTTATTCAGCATATTTAAGAAACAAAAATATAACTACTGTTGGAAATTTGTTATCATCTTCTATATTCAATACTAAATATATGAATAAGACAATTCAAAAATCAAAAATTAATGGTAATGGATTTGTGTATGGAGTTGGTATAAATAAAGAGTATAGTACGAACTACAAAACTATTTTGTTAGAAAAACAAAAAGTGGAAAGAGTATTATTCTTTAGAAGAATAGTGTTAGAATAAACTAAGGATTTATAATATGGGATGTAATTGTAAAAATAAAACACAAAATACACAACAACAAGTTCCAACACCCCCTCCTGCTCAACAACAGGAAATTACCTTTCGAAAGGAAGAAGTTCCACAACAGTCTGTAATTAAACAAAAATTGACCATGATGCAAAGTTTTGCCATGGCAATTAAATCCCGTGGACTCAATAACGAGAAGGTAACGAAACCAATTAAACAATTAAGAGTTCTTTCCTGCTTTGGAAACCAAGGACAGGGTGGGGTACTTCCACCATGTGAACATCTAAAACAGTCTTCAACTCCAGGTAAGTTTTTCTGTGGTGGTTGTGGATGTGGAGATAGAAAAGGAACTTGGTTAATGGCAGAAGGTGATGAATACAGCAAATTAGATTATCCTAAATTAAATTGTCCACTTTCGATGCCTGGATTTACAAATTATGAAAAAGCAAAAGAAGACGAAGGTGTTGCCCCAATTACCAGAAGATTCTTTATTGAACAGTTGCCATATAAAGAAATAGAAATGATACAAGTTACAATGCATGATATTCCGATAAAGACAGTAGATGACTCAGTAAAATCACAATAAACAAAAAAACTCTCCTTATAAATAATGTAAGGAGAGTTTTTAAATGGCAACTTCAGCAAACGCACCAAATTCAAGAGAAACTTTAATAGAACATTGTCTTCGTTCTCTTGGCCATCCTGTGATACAAATCAATGTAGATCAGCAACAATGCGAAGACCGTTTAGATGAAGCACTTCAATACTTTACTACAAGACATTATGATGGTGTTCAAAAGGTCTACTTTAAGTATCAAGTAACTCAGACCGATCTGGATCGTGGCTATATTAATGTTTCAGATATCGATAATCCAGCAAATGATCCAACAGGTCCAAAGGGTGAAGATATTGTCTCTGTAGTAAAAGTTTTTAGATTTGGTACACTTTCTGGTGTTAATATGTTTGATGTTCGTTACCAATTAGCACTTACTGATTATTTTGGAATCAATCGTGGTCTTAATGGAAGTCAGTCTACACCTCTTGCGGGTTATCAAGTAACAATGCAATATATTAGTTTGCTTGAGCAATTTTTTAGTCCAGAAAAAGGAATAAGATTTAGTAAAGTAACAGATAAAATCTATGTTGATGCCTTTTCTCAAGATATTCCTGCTGGATATTATCTTGTAATCGAAGCATATGCAACACTAGATCCAGACATACACACAAAAATATACAATGACCGTTTACTTAAAAAATATGTAACTGCTCTCATTAAAAGACAATGGGGAGCAAATATGATGAAATATGATGGAGTTCAACTTCCAGGTGGAATTACATTCAAAGGTTCTCAAATATATCAAGAAGCAATTCAGGAAATAATGGCAGTGGAACAAGAATTTGAAAGATCGTATGAACTACCGATAGATTTCATGATCGGATAATAAATGGCAACAAACCCATATTTCAAAGAATATACAGGCGAGCAAGACCTACTTCATGACTTGACCATTGAAACCATAAAGGCAATGGGTCGCGATATGATCTATATTCCGAGAGAATATGTAAATAAAGATTTAATCTTTGGAGAAGATGTTCTTTCAAAATTCAAAGACACATACATCATTGAAATGTATATTCAGAGTGTGACTGCCTTCGCCAGTCAAATGAACATAGTTAATAAATTTGGCATCAATATAACTGATAAAGTCACACTACAAGTTGCTAAAAGAAGATTTGAAGAAGAAATATCAGCAAAAGATCCAATTATCAAATATCCAAGAGAAGGAGATTTGATCTATTTCCCATTCAACAAGAGTTTATTTGAAATCAATTATGTTGAAGACAAAATGCCATTTTTCCAATTCGGCATCTTGACAACATATACCTTGACATGTGAACTCTTCACATATTCACACGAAGATATCGATACTGGTGTTTCAAATATAGATGTTGTAGAAGACGACAGAACATACAACATGTATGAATTCCAGATATCTGGTGCTCCAGTTAATGGATTGACAACATTTAGTCGCGGAGACAGGGTATATCAGGTTCGGGGTATTACTGGTGCTGGTGCGACCTATTCAAATGCCTCTGCCGAAGCAGTGATTGTAGAAATCAATGGAGCATTTACATATGTAAAGGGGGTAAGTGGTACATTTGCTACGGGACCAAGTGGAACTCAATCTATAAAGAACTTCACTGGAGTAGAACATTATTTATTGAAGTACAATATAACAAATGTAAATCTTTCTATAGATCCTATTGCTGGTGTATTGGAGTTAGAAAATGATTTATATTCCAAAGCAGCAGATAACGAACTTAACTTTACCAGAGATAATCCATTCTCAGAGGAATGCTCCTAATGTTTACGGTAGGTCAATCATATTACAATTACTCTATTCGTAAAATAGTTCTAGCATTTGGTTCTTTATTTGAATCGATGTATGTCACTCGTTATGAAACTGATGGAACCGAAAAAGAAAAAATTAGAGTACCATTGTCTTATAGCAGCAAAGAAAAGTTTATGCTGCGTCTTACGCAAGAAAGCAGTGTTTCTAAAAATAGTAGAGTTCAAATTGTTCTACCACGCATGGGTTTTGAAATAACAACCATGCAATATGATCCTTCCAGAAAATTAAATAGATTAACGGAAAGATCAGATGTGGTTAATGGAGTATTTAAAAAATCATATGCTGAAGTTCCGTATATAATAAACTTTGGTCTTTATGTATTTACTAGAAATATGGATGATATGTTACAAATTATAGAACAAATTGTTCCATATTTTGTTCCAGATTATACCGTAACAATAAAGATGAATGATCTACATCAATCTGTAGATATTCCGTTTGTGCTAAACAATGTAAATTTAGATGAGAATTATGAAGGAACATTTGATAGCAGAAGAATACTAATAAGCAGTTTTGATTTTTCGGCAAAAACTTACATATATCCACAAATTTGTGGTTCTACTGGTGGTCTTATCGAAAGAACAGATGTTAATTTCTATGATGGAATGACATCAGTTAGTGGTAGTGATTATGTCAGTGACATTGGGTATACTGGAGATTATATTACAGGATCTACAACATTGGTGACTGGAGATTGGCCATGAATGAAGAAAAGTTGACATCTGACGAAAAGATAGCAGAAGTATTAGACATCGAATTAGTAAAAAAAGAAGAATTACCTGTTATCCAAACAGAATCGTTTATAAAAGAAGTAAAGATCAAAAGAAAAGATCAAGTTCGTCAAGACTATGACTCCGCTCGTAAAAATATGAAAGAACTGATTAGCAGAGGATTTGAAGCAATTGATGGAATTATGCGTGTGGCAGAGGCAGGGGATTCTCCTCGCGCATATGAAGTTGCTTCAATTCTCATGAAAACCGTGAGTGAGATAAACACAGATCTGATGGGTATTCACAAA